CGGCCCTTGGCATCGTTGGCCATCATGTAGCTGCCGATGGGGAACGACGTGCACCGCACCACGTCCTCGTCGTCCTCCTCGATAGACATGGCCGCCGTGCCGAATACCCCGAGGTCCGTGTAGTAAATTGGCAGCACGTTGTAGAAGTTCGATCGCGCCATGACAATGTTCATGCGCAGCGTCACCTCGTGCAGCCATTCCTTCACCATCGCCAAGTCGCCAAGCGTCGAATCAGAAACCGTGAGACGGAACCACGGACGCGCCGGGTTCGTGATGCCGGACATCATCCCAGACGACAGCGTCCGCGCGGCAAACGTCGGGGTCGAGTCGATGATGTTCTGGTTCCGGCGGTCGCCCTTGTTGACGTCGTTGACAAAGAACCGCCCGCGACGGGGCTTGATGTAGCTGGCGAGCTGCGTCCAGTGCGACCGGAAGCTCTCGCGCTCAATCTTCATCTGCTCGATCAGGTTCTCGAGTCGCCGCCGCTCATCGAGAATCTGGCTGCTGCCGACAAACGGAATCGGCTGAACTGGAATGGTCATGACACCTCACGCACGAATTGTTTTTCCATCAGGCGGTAGCCGCGCTTCTCGAGCGAGCGGTCCCGCACCGGGCTGTCGGCTTCGAGGGTGAAGTTCACGAGGTCGGCCCCGCTGTCGTCGGCCCACTCGTCGAAGGCGTCGAGCAGCAGCGCACCAGCCCGTGAGCCTCGCGCCGGGGGGACGACCCACCACCACAGCTCGTTGGCCACCTGTAGGTCGGGATTGAACGGGTGCGGCACCAGCGCCCCAGCCACCAGTCCCACTGGCTGGCCGTCGACCTCCGCGATCGCCACGAACTGCGTGTCTATCAGGGTGCCCACCAACGCCTCCGCATGTTCAGCGTCCCCGAACAGCGAACGCCGGGTGCCGTACGCGGCCGCAAACGCCTGTAGCTGCTCGAGCATCCACGGCACGTCTGTCGGCCCCGCCGGACGTACCCGCGCAATGGAACGGCCGAGTGTGGCATTGTCAAACGTCTCACTCACCGCGCCATCCTCCGCTCGTCGAACGGGTCGTAGTCCCACGTCGTGACGTTGCCCGCCAGCGCCACCTCGCTGCCAGCGCCCGGCATGTCAGGCAGCGCGAAAGTCAGGGCCAGTGCGTCGGCCAAGTCAGGCGAACGACCGATGCGCTTCTTGATGGCGTCCTTGTCCTCGAGCGCGACCTTGCCGTTCTTGAGCCCGTACGTCGGCTGGGTCAGCTCAGGAATCAGCTCGGGGATGTTGGGCAATGCCCCGCCGCGCTTGACCCACTCCGCCATGCCGAACCACATCTCCGCCCGTCGGTTCAGGTACCGCTTGTCCAGCGCGGGGTCCGAGAAGATGACCGGGATGGCCGGACGGCTCGCCGCGATCAGGTTGTCGACCACGCCGTGCCCCCAGTGCCCCGTGTCGTCGATGAGCTCCATCTCGCTGCCCCAGTTGCTCCCGATGGTCATGACGCGAGCCGCGATGGCGGTGGTGCGTTCGCCGCGCATGACCTGCGGCTGGAAGGCGACCAGCCCCTGACGGGGGAAGATGACGGTGCGGTCGTCGCCGAACCGGGCCACGTCGATGCCGAGCCGCTTCTGCGCCCAGTCGAAGGTCGGTCGGTCGGGGTTGCGTTGCATGGCCGCACGGACCTCGTCGGGCGAGAGCAGCGTGTTCAGCCCGCCCGGCGGGAACTGGCCGAGGATGTGCGCCATCACCCACGGGTTGTCCCGCCCGTACTCCGCGATCTGTTGCTGAGCCCACGTTCGGTCGACGCGCCTCGAGCACTGCGGGTCGTCGGGGTCGCCGCTGATGCGGATGACCTGCCACGTCGACGCCTTGGCGCACAGCTCGTACAGGAGGCCGTTCAGACTGGTGGGGTTGCCGGAGGCGAGGATGACGCCGAACTCGCTCTCCGCGTCCGACAGCACCTGCTCCGCCCGTCGGCCGATGGCAGGGTGCATCTCGCCCACCTCGTCGAGGAAGACGGCAACGTACGGGCTGTGGAGGCCGGAGAGGGCGGCACCCTGCGCCTCAGGGTCGGCGGACTTCGGGTAGCTCCGCGCCTTGACCCACCACGTCCCCTGATGCTGGCGGTGGAAGATGGTCTCGGCCGTCCACTCGAACTCCCGCATGAGGAACGGCGACCGCGACCGCCAGACGCCCAGCTCCTTCCACAGCCCCGACTTCAGGTTCTCGTGGCTGATGGAGAGGGCGTAGCCGTTGGGAAACTTGCCGGGATGCCGGGCCGGGTTGGCCTGCGTCGCGAGGAAATGCCACGCCGCCCAGCTCTTGACCGCCGACTTGCCGACGCCGACAGCCGCCTGCATGGCGATGCGCTTCTTGCCGGGCTGTGCGGCCGCGACCAGCGCCTCCGCTTGCCACGGCTCCGGGTCGGTCTGGAAGTTCTCCCGCACGAACAGCACGGGGTCATGACGCCAGTCTCTCAGCTTCTGCGCGGCGGCTGAGGCGCTCACTCCATCCCCTCGTGGTTCACATGCTCGGCACGCGGTTCGTCAGTGCGGTGCGCGAATGCCTCGAGGTCAGCACGATCGTGGAAGGTCTGCGCCCACCGCTCGGCGAGCTGCTCAGCGGTGAGGGTGGTCGGACGTCGGCTCGAGCCCTTGCCGCTCACGCCCCGTCTTCCTCGAGCGCCCGAGCCAGCGGCATCTGCCGGAGGAAGCACGGCGTCCGCTCACCGACCCACGCGCCCAGCACGTTGTATTCGAAGAACTCGAGCGCCTCCTGCTCGGTCATGCCCTCAGCGAGGTAGCCCGCGATGACCTTGTCGAAGTCGTAGCACGCGATGGGCTCAGCGCCGTAGCGCATGATGGTGCCAACGAACGCGTGCTCGAGCGAGGGCGAGACCATCAGGCCGCCCGCCGTGTCAGTGGTCATGCCGTTCACTCGTCGTGCGACTGCGCGAGCAGGTCGGTGAGCCCGATGCTCCCGCTGTGCTCGATGCTCTGCGTCGCCTTGCCCATGCCGTGGTCGGTGGCGTACTCGAGCGCCTTCGCGAAGAACGGGTGCTCCGGCCCAGCCTCGAGCGCACAGCGAACGTGATACAGCACCTCGTCGGAGCTGGCCATGTTCGCGAGTGCCTGCTTCCACTCACTGCGCGGACGGCCACCGCTTCCCTTCGGCGGACCTTTGCCACGCATCTCAGGATTCGCCGCAATGCCCTGAAGCGGTCGTCCCAGCTTGTCGAGGCGCGGTGTATTGGTCGGTGTATTCTCGTCGGCGTGTGACATTGGAGCGCGTGGTTTTGCGTGGTTTACGAGCCGATGAGCTGGATGCGTTTCTCGAGCTCGCGGGTGATCCCTTTGCTTCGGTCTTTGCAGACGTTGATGCAGGCGGTCGCGTAGTCGAAGGCGGCGGTGGATTGCTCGACCCCAGCGGCGATGGCGGCGACCTGCATGTTGGTCATCTCATCACAGCGAATAGAGACGGCCCCAGTCGGGGTGTCCTCGAGGATGATGGTGTATTTACCCACGGCGCTTGCCGCCCTTCCCGTACTCACGCATGCGCTCGGACTTGGACTCCATGCGCTCGTGCTTGGCCCCGTGCCGAGCTCCGGCCTTCTTCGCAGTCTTCTTCTTGGCAGCCATGTGGCAGTCTCCTGAGAGGGGGAATCGTGTGTCCGAAGATATGCCGAAAGGTGGGCGGGCGCAAGAATCTTTCGGACCCCCCTTGACAGCATGTCATGACGTTCCCATCTTGGATGCGTAGGTCATGACGTTCACCTCACTCAAGGAGCCTGACCATGCTGACCATCTCCCTCGACATGCTCAACGACAAGCTGACCCGCACCCGCGAGTGGAGCGGTCTGACCCTCAAGACGCGCTGGGCGGTCGGGCGCACCGGGTCGTCGCGGCGCGGCACGTCGGGGTCGCACTTCCATCTCCTCAACATCGAGGACGTGGTGGCGGATGTGGCCCCGGCGGCGAATCGGGTGAAGGTGGGCGACATCTTCAGCATCACCGGGGATTGCAATGCCAATGGGCAGCGCAATGGGCGCGAGGTGGCCGGGCGCGGTCTTGACGACGTGACCTGCAAGAAGTGCCTCAAGCGAGTCGAGGAGCTGGATCGCTGGCTCGCCAAGCAGTAGGACAGGCCGAAACGCCCTCCGGGGCGTCTCGCGGTGGATGCCGCGACTGATGAGGCCAACATACCACGAGGGGAACACAATGCAGACCACGACCGAGCAGACCCGCACCAAGCCGACCACCGTCACCGTTACCTGCGAGTTCGGCACATTCACCCGGAAGACGGCGCGGACCTACAAGTACGTCTTTCTCATCAAGAGAGGCGACAACTGGGAGGTCGAGAACTGGTGCGGACGGCACGACTTGGTGGCGGCGCGGTATGCCGACTTCAAGCAGAACTTCACCACCAACGCTTATTATCGCACGAGAACGAACATTTCTCAGGTTGCCATCGTTCGGGTCGAGGACGGGCTCACCGAGATGACGTTTGAGACGAGCAAGTGGGATCTGCGCGACGTGATTCGCTGACAGGCCGAAACCGCCTTCGGGCGGTCCGCTGGTGAGGCCAGCGCTGACGAGGCCAGCAGTCTCGAATGCCACACAAGGGGAATCGCAATGTCGCTGAACTGGAACGCTGAGAAGGTGCCCGTCGAGGTCCGTGAGCAGAACGGCACTCACCTCAACCTCGCCATCTGGAACACAATGGCGATCGGTGTGCCCAAGCTGACCGACGCCAACCTCCTCGACGCGACCCACCGCACGCGGCTCTGGGAGGCGCTCTACGGCGCATGGAACTACATCGAGGACGAGAACGGCCAGATGGTCCCGGACTTCCTCTGGAAGCGCCTCCACCTCTTCGTCGGGCTCTCGACCAACGCCAGCAAGCTGTCCACCAAGGAGTTCCTCGATAAAGTCTGGAAAGGCTCCGAGAAGCAGACCGCGATGAACATCGCCGTCAACAGCCTCGAGCAGGACTGACAGGCCGAAACCCCCGGAGCATCGGGGGTCCACCCGTGAGGCGGGTGCTGATGAGGCCAGAATGCCTACACAAGGGGAATAGCGATGCCGATGTATGCCGTGACGTTCGTGACCATCCCATGCCATGCTGATGGGTCACAGGACGACAGCCGGAAGGAGGGCGAGTTGATCGCCTACTCGATGGGCGCGACGCAACAGGAGGCCGAGGACACAGCGCGAGAGTGGCGGAGCGTCTTTTCCGACACGACCGCCATCTACACGCCACAGGGTAAACCACGGCGGCGGCTCGGCCCGGTGCGGAGCAACCCATACCCGACCACCCCGGTAGAGAAGAGCACATTGCGGGCCAAGGACTTCCTGATTTACCCGGAACGCTGACCGATACACCGCAACGGGCCGCGCGGTGCGGCCCCCATCCTCACAGGAGCCCAGAGCATGACGCAGACCTACCGCATCGTCCGCCTGTTTTACCGGAGCAAGGCACGTCGCACGATCGCCCGAGGCCTGACGCTGGAACAGGCACAGGCCCACTGCCGGAACCCGGAGACGTCCTCGAGCACCTGCATCGAGGCGGCCGGACGGCGACGCACGGCGAGGCTCGGCCCGTGGTTCGATTCGTTCACCGCCGAAGGGGGGCGCTGACCATGGCCA